AATACTGCTGGTTATTTACATCTTTACGATCCAAGCAATACAACTTTTGTAAAACATTTTATGGCAAGAACTTCTTGCGTTCATTCAGCTCCAGAAGCACATGATAGTTATATTGCTGGTTATTGTAACACTACAACAGCTATTGATGGTGTTCAATTTAAAATGTCATCTGGCACATTTGATGGAGTAATAAAATTATATGGCATTAGTTAAATACAACAACAATAGCATAAGTTCTATTACAGCAGCTTCTAGTTTACCTACTGGTGCTATGACTTTGATTAAATCTCAAACAGCATCTTCAAGTTCTACTATTAGCTTTGTTGATGGAACATCAGATGTAGTCTTGGATAGTACTTATCCTATTTATTTATTTAAGTTAATCAATATTCATTCATCAAATAACGATGTTTTATTTAGTGTAGGTTTTAGAGATGGTGGTTCAGCTTATGATGCAACTAAAACTACAACATTATTTCAAGCTGAACATGATGAAAGTGGATCATCAACTTCATTTGGTTATGCTTCTGGCGATGATCTTGCACAAGGCACAGGTTTTCAAGTAATGACTAGAAACATGGGTAATGGTAATGACGAATGTGCATCTGGAGAACTTTGGCTTTTTTCGCCATCATCAACAACTTTTGTAAAACATTTTATGTTTAATACAAACATTAATAGTAATGATGATAGTTCAGATGTTTCTTATGGAGCTGGTTATTGCAATGTAACTGCTGCAATAGATGGTGTTCAATTTAAGTTTAATAGTGGAGACATAGACGCCGGCACGATAAAATTATATGGTATAAAGGATTCATAATGGCACTTGTAAAACTGAATAATCGTGGAGTTCGGAATGTCTCAACCTTTGGTTCTGTGTCACCTGGGTCTATGGTTTTTATTAAGAAGCTAACAGCTAGTTCTAGTGATGACTTATCTTTCGTTGATGGAACAAGTGATGTTGTTCTTGATGATACTTACAAGGAATACTTATTTACTTTTAATAATATTCATGCAGAAACCGATACTGCTAATTTTACAGTAGGATTTAGAGATGGTAGTACAGCTTATGATGCTACTAAAACTACCACATATTTTAGAGCATATCATTCAGAAGCAGATAGCACAGCATTTGGATATAAAACAGATCAAGATATTGCACAAGGAACAGGCTTTCAAAATTTATGTTATAGTTTAGATGGCGATGCAGATGGTAATACTGCTGGTTATTTACATTTATTTAATCCAAGTTCTACTACATTTGTAAAACATTTTATGGCAAGAACTTCTTGCGTTCATTCAGCTCCAGAAGCACATGATAGTTATATTGCTGGTTATTGTAACACTACAACAGCGATTGATGCAGTACAATTTAAAATGAGTTCAGACTCAATAGAGGCCGGGGATATCTGCCTTTACGGAATTAAATAAAAATGATATATAAATTAAAAAAGGAGGAAAACTATGCCAAGATATCATAACATTAACGGTAACAAAGTACAGTTTACAGCTGAAGAAGAAACAGCTAGAGATGCTGAAGAAAAAGCGTGGGCTGATGGTGCTTTAGGAAGAGCACAAGCTGATTTAAGATCTAGAAGAAATAGACTATTAGCTGAAACTGATTACTATGCTTTATCTGATGTAACTATGTCTGATGACATGAAAACATACAGACAGAATCTTAGAGATATGCCTGCAGGTAAAGACACTGTTGATAAATGTAATAACGCGACATGGCCGACTAAACCATAAGGCATAGAATAGGCTTATTATGCTACAAAAATTAAAATTTCAACCAGGTTTTAATAAACAAGTTACAGCAACAGGTGGCGAAGGCCAATGGGTTAGTGGTGATTATGTTCGTTTTAGATATGGCTCTCCTGAAAAAATTGGAGGCTGGGCTCAGTTAGGAGATAATACTCTTACTGGAAGGAATACAGCACTCCATCATTTCGTTAATGCTTCAGGTATTAAGTATGCCGCATTAGGTACAAACAGATTTTTATATGTATATTCTGGAGGAGCTTTCTATGACATTACTCCTATCAAATCTACAACAACTTTAACTAATGCTTTTACTACAACTAATGGTGATGCAACTGTTACATTAACTTTTTCATCTGATCATAATATTTCTAAATATGATATTATTCGTTTGGATAATTTTTCATCTATTACTAATTCTGATTTTAGTTCTAGTGATTTTGATGATAAAAATTTTATGGTTGCTACTGTTCCAACCTCTACAACACTTACCATTGAAATGGGTTCTAATGAATCAGGTTCAGGAGCAAGTACTTCTGGTGGAATAAGAGTTCAACATTTTTATTCAATTGGCCCTGCTGTTGAAGCATCAGCTGCTGGTTGGGGATTAGGATTATGGGGTGGTACTGTGGCTGGAGAAGTTTTTGATACTCTAGATGGAGCACTAACAGCTTCTTCTACAAGTATTGTTCTTGATGATTCTACAGGATTTCCTGCTTCAGGAACAGTTTTAATAAATAATGAAAGAATTGCTTATACAACAAATACTACAGGATCAGGAACTTTATCAGGTTTAACAAGAGGATCAGACAACACTACAGCTGCATCACATAGTGATGGAGCAACAGTAACAGATGCTTCTGAATATACTAAATGGGGTGCATCG